TATCGAATTCCTTCCACCAATATAAAGGGGCTGTAATCCGTACGTACACCGGCAACATTCTCATAAACTTTCTGTGATCCGTACCTGCTTTGGATAAGCGCTGCATGAGTGAGTGATCGTTAGGACCGATTTTATACCATTCGCCTAGCAACGTTTCGTCTATTTCACATCCTAAACATTCGCTATCAGCTTTCTCCCAGCTATTCATTGGATTACGCATACCCTCAATAATAAATTTCATCTGTTCCGGACTTGCCAGAACTACATGCTCTAATTTAATCATTTCTTTTTCTCCTTTCAAAATATCCAGATCCCCACCAATCTGGATTGTCATGCTCCTGTGTTCAGCATAGCCCACATTTTCTCATCTTCTTACATCGAAATTTTCCATCTCACTAACCAGCTGTTCTTCTTCGTCTTTATTCTTCATTATTGCCCTCATAAGGAATCTGAATCACATCTCCGCCAGGAACTGTAACAGACTGCATAAGCTGACCGGTTTCCTCGTCGAAGTAAATGTTATCCATGGCGTGATCCCACTCTTCGAACTGCTCAGCGATGTTTCTGCCCTTTTCTTTTCGCATGTTGATAAGCTCGTCATGAACCACGCGTCTCCAAGATCTCGCAATTTCCATACGGCTCTGAGCAAGAATGTTGTACAGTCCGTTTTCAGTCACAAAGTTGACGGAACGTCTTTGGCCTGCTACTACCAAAGGTAGTTTCAGCTTCTCATCCTCCTCGCACATTTCGAGCATTCTCCACTCGTTGCCGCTACTGTAGCCGATAGCATGGCTAATATCTTTTGCCTTGAACAGCGGAGCATCCAGGTCTCCGTATACATTAAGGCGCTTTCCTCCAAATGAAATACTTCCAGCAATTTTAATCTCTTTACTCATCTCTGTTTGTTCCTTTCTCTCTGTAATTTAACGTCCATAGCCTTCTGTAATTCTTCCGGTGTAATATTAAAAATGGACTTAAGGAATTCCAGGCAAATATAAGCATCTGCCATCTCTTCCAAAAGTCCAATTCTGTTATCATACCCTCGAATCTGTTTACTGATCGCCTGCGTAAGTTCTGCAAACTCTTCCATAGCGATCGTGCACTTCAATTTCCACGGTTGGCTCTCAACACTTCTTCTGATAATTCTCCGCCGCTCTTTATCCGACAACTCAATGCCGCTTTTCATGCACTGGATAAACCTATTTCGATCCATTGGCCGCCTCCATCCGAGCTTTCGCAGCTTCTTTACGTTCCTTGTACTCTGCTTCATCAATCTCAGCAAAGCCGTTCGGAGCTTCTTTGAAATATCTGTTAATTGCAACCTTTTCCATGGATGGAGTGATTACATACAGAATGCCAACGGTATCAAAATCGCCTTTCGCCGGATCTACAAGGAAATCCTCAGTATAAATCTTATAAGCTCTATCAGCCGGCATATATGGCATAGTGATAGGATACAATTCATCCATAACGGTATCAATCAGTCCGCTGTGATACTGAGCATCCGGACAGTTGATGTTCACGCCATGATAGCGATCCACGTCTCTGTACTTAACTGTTCCATCAGCATACGCGTATTTAAATAAAGAAGACATACGTTTGCACTGATAGCTACGCTTCTCCCCTTTCAGACCGCTCATGTCGGAAATATCGCTCCATACCTCGTCAGTATCCTCGATTGGAAGAAGTGGCTTGTTGTTGATGAGACGGTTCAGAATAGCCTTAGTCAGACCAATGCTGAAACCAGAATGACCGTCCGCACACAGAGAGCCAAAGGCTTTCAACGCACTCTCATAACAAGCGCAACCATAATCCCATTCTCCGTCTTTTCTGTCCGGCTTCTCGCGACGGCAGGCAATAGCAACCTCATTCTCAGCCCAACGCTCCATGCTTGATTTTTCGCGGCAGGAACCGATAGAGCGGTTACGATCATCTATGTACTCGTTTGCAAATATCTTTCTACAATTTCCGCCAAATGCCTCCACGATTTCCGGAAGATTGTCGTTTACAGCATCGAAGATCAGTCCGTGTTCTTTACACCATTCCACAGCTTCTTTTGTCTGCTCCTCATTTCTGGATGTCCAGAGAATCAGCTTTTCTCCATTGGCCTGTCTCTTTTTCAGATACTCGATAAGCTCCTCGTTCGGCATACCGATCTCCGGCCATTTGTTCTCGCATAAAGTCCCATCAAAATCTACTGCAATAATATTCTGTTTCATTTCTTTTTCTCCTTTTTATTACCATGAATCTCATCCAACCGCGCCAAACAGTGGTTTTGTTCATCGCAAAATATGATTTCATATGGCTGGACTCTTCTTACTCCATCAGCAAACTCGACGATACCAAACACCTGAGCAATTACTCCAGCAGGTGCTCCACCGATTAACGGACTTTCTGGTATTGGAACCGAGTATTGCTCCCATGTATGAAAATATCCATGTTTGTCACCGACTTTACAAAGTCTGGTTTCGCGTTTAACCTCAATGTCCATATTTAATACCCGCTTTCTTTATTGAAATACTCATGAATCTGCTTTGAGAATCCCGATAAATTCCACCCGCTCTTCTGCCAGACTTACAAAATATCTTTTCCCTTTGTAATCTACGATGTCGCCCTCGTACTTATAGTTCTTGTCCGGCTCCGAAGCATACGCCAAGATATTTATTTTTGTTGTTCTGTTCATAGCCCTCCAAATATCAAGCTCCAGGTTGCATGGCTGATTGATCCGCATACTGCAATGCCTGAAGTTTTTTCTTCATATTGTCCAAAATATACTCAACTGTAATTTTCGTTGTCTGCGCCAGTTTTATATATTTGGAATGTTCCTCATACCATTTGAATATCTCATAGAGATTTCCACTCTGCCAACTGAATGACCACCAATCGCAAATCATCTCGATGATGTAATCGTATGGCATTTCCAAAACGGTCTCCAGTTCGCCATCTTCCATATCATCATGAATAAGAATCCAGTGCTGCCAATGATGTGGATTTCTGTGAATATGAAGTAACCATGCTCTCTGATACTGTTGTACAACCTCATAAGAGCGATTATTTCCATAGAAATATGCATCGTATGCCTCATACTCATCCGGCTCGTTCTTAGACTGATCATGAGCAAATTCTGTATTCCATCCGGCGGTGAGTGTATTTGTCATAAGTCCAGGTAAATTCTCAGAAAGCCAGTCGAACCCTCTTTTCACATTGGCTCGATGTCTGGCTAAATATTGATCGTACTGAAAGCTCACTTTTGACCCTCCTTCTTTTTCTTTGTTATTAGCTTTTCATAAAGCTCTCTCGCTTCGTCTCCCTGAAAAGCATTGATAATCTCAACAGACTGATTCATCCGTTTTCTTCCAACGACCATTACTCCGGTGTTATTTTTGTTCGAGAAATCAACGCTAACTAAAATACTATCTACCATTTTCAGCCTCCTTCCAGTAAACTGGTCTCTCTGAGTTGACATTCATCGGTTCCGCCAAACAGTCATTACATGGATCAAATTTTTCTTCGAGATCCTTATACTTGCAGGTTTTGCAATAGGTTTTGAAATCAACCTCTTTGTAAATATTTTCCACATCGCACCTCATTCCCACTTTACATATTTGGTTTCATTAAATGTTTTCTTGTCTTTCAACGCTTTGCTAATAGCCAGATCAATACCAGACCTCGATTTCAAATGATAATAATACAGATCCGTATATGGCGTATTCATCCTGTCTATTCGCCCAGCAGACTGTGCCATGATCTTATACGAATAATTCTGAGAATAGAATATAATTGTGTCAGTCGTAATACAATTCCATCCTTCAGCCCCGGCATTGTACTGAACCAAATATACCCATGCATCGCCGGTCGGCACTGGCTGATGTTTGTGACCGTTCCACTCTCCGACTTCATATCCAGAGAATATCTCTTTCAGAAGCTCAAGCTCATAATCAAAATTGTAGAATATAATCGCTTTCGGATGCTTTTCCACAATTTCAAGTAAAGCTATTTGTCTGGACCGATCGGTGTTTACAATTTTTCTCCATACATAGCACAGACCAGCAGCATTGATAATTGGTTCTTTTTTAAACGGGTCCCATCTAGTTTTTCCGACATCTTTATACTTTTCGATATTGTACTTGACATAAATATCTTCATGGTGCGAAACCGTCTGGCGCTTAAAATCCATATTAACCAAGATTTTGTTTCGCAATCGAATCAATCTACCAGTATTCAAATATCGGTCAACTTTAGGGAATTTGCTGAAACGGCTATAGACTATATGCTCTCTTGTAAATTCACTTCGGTTTTTATAAAATCCGTTAGCCACAAACACAGGAATATAATCCTGCCAGGTATCACCAGGTGTTGCAGATAACAGTATCCACTCATTTACCTTAGCTATTTTCAAGAATGCTTTAACCCAGGTTCCAGAGCCTATAACACGCTGCTCATCAAATATAAAGAAAGCGTCTTTAACATCTGCATATTTCTTGATGTTATTCCAGGAATCAATCACAACATTATTAGTATAAAGATTCTCTTCCTTATCCGTGGATAATAGGAATGGAGAGAGTTCTGCCTCCCATTCAAAGGTATCCCGTTTTCTGGCAGTTGTAATGATGTACAAATCTTTAATGTTCACATCGTCCATAGGAACATACTCATCAGTACCAAGTTCCCCACCATTCCGAATATAATAATAGGCCAGCGAGGTTCTGGATTTTCCACTGCCAACGCCACCGCAAAGTATGCAGCCATTTCTCATTCGCCGTACAGCCTCTTCCTGATAGTCCCGTAATTCTACGCCAGCCATTACACACCTTCGGTGACGAATCCATCTTCTACCTCGACTTCATAGCCATCGCCATCCAGATCCGCTTTTGGACCATATAAGAGCATACATGTTGTGATAGCTTCATCGCTCTGATTCTCTGAATGGTAGAACTCATACATACAATCCAACACCTTTTTAGTGATAGACAATTTTCGGCAATCATACACCGCTTTACTTACATCAGAAACACCAATGATTTTAGCAACATTGTTGTAAAGCTCGCTGATGCCGCACATACACTGCTCTTTTGTAATAGAATATCTTTTCTTCATTCGTCATCGCCCTTTCCAAATAACTTGTTAATCTGACGGAGCATTCTTCTTGTACTCCATACATCTGAGAAATACATAGGTGTATACCAATAATTTTCAGATGAATCGTCCGTAGACATTGGGTCAGTTATCGAGTTACCTATTTTTATAAATCCAGCCAATCCAAGAAGCGAGATTTGGATATAACACATCAGTCCAACAATTTCATCAACGTCCTGTGCGACTACTAAAATATGATTCTGGTAGTTTCTCAGCGGATTGCAGTTTTCAAGCTGTTTTCGTATTACATGCACGCCAGCAATCAAAGTTGCTCCAGCACCACAGCAGGGATCGTTAATCGAAATATAACCATATTGCTCTATCTTCTCTAAAGCATCAGTCGCTACCACTTCAGCCATAAGTTCACACACATGATATGGCGTGAAGAATTGACCTGCCGAACGATTTCCAAGTTCCAGCCGCATAAACATTTTTCCGAGAAAATCCTGCTCCTGGTTCTGATCAAGTGCCATAGTTGTGTATGCTGCTAATTCCGGAAATATAGCTTGCTCTTCTTTTGAATACTGATGAATGATTTTAAGATATCGCTTCTCTCTTTGGTCGTAGTTTTCCTTGTCCAAAACATTCGAGATTGAACACGCATGAAGTAAAACATAATCTCTCCACACATCCCATGCTCGATGTCCGTATGTAAGTTTCTGAAAAGATTTTAAGAATTTATCCTCCCAGTCAATTTTCGGTTCAGATTTCGTAGTTACTTCCGGCGGTTTCTCATCCTTCTTTTTCACTTCACCGAAAGTTGGTTGCCACTTAGGTGGCGGTTCTTTTGCGTTGAACGTTTTAGGTACCGTAGTCTTAATCTGTGGTTTTGACTTCGGTTTTTTCTTATTCCAAAACATAATTTTTCTCCTTTCATAAAGTAAGAGTGCCGGCTTTGACACCGACACCCTCAAAATATGATTTATGCGAACGGCGGCTCCTCTTCATCCGCATATTTCTCAGCAAACACGTCTTCCTCAATCGTGACGTACATGGTCTTCAGATATGCCTTGATACCGGATTTTCCATTCACTTCCCACTTTGACGGACTGATGACCAGATCAACATTTCTGATTTCAGCATAGTCAAGAGAAGATACAGACTCCTCATCAAGCTTTGTTTTGGCTCTTCTGGTGACCATATATACATTCGGCGGAATGTTATCGAACCGAACAGCTACCCGAATATAGTGAAGAGGTTCCTCATCCTCATCCCTCGGAGGAAGAATTCTTACATTCCATCCGTCTTCGCCGAGCTTCTGTGCCTGATCTGCATCCGGTATTACAACGCAGAAGTTACGGTTACCTGCTCTGTTGTACTTGGTCTCTTCTCCTCTGAAATTTCTGAACATAATACGAGCATTCTCAATAATCAGCTCATTTACATTTGCTCTTGCCATGATTAAATTCTCCTTTATTTTTTTTCTAATTTTCCGGTGGATTCATTGCGTGCTTCATCACAATATCTGAAATATCGTAATCAAGGTCACAATCCATGTGGAAGTTATCGTTGTTGAAATGCGGGCAGTCGAAACATGTCCGATACTTATCCTCTCCGCAAGGCATAGCCCATGGAACAACACAATCGACATCAGCGTCGTTGGCACCAAGCTCTGGAATATACGGATCGTCAGATACAAACCATTCAAAGTCTCCGTACTGAGAAATAGTTTTTACAGCCTCGTCAACCAGCTTGTCATAATAGGAACGATCAATACCGTCCTCCTTACCGAGTTCTTTGACCATCTCTGATTCCATCCAGCGATAACCTTTAGAACCGGTTGCAGCATAGTAACGACCGTCTTTTTCTCTCATCAGAAGTCCGGCTCCATATCCATCTTTCATCGGACAGAACTGACCCACCTTTCCAATAAAGTGATAGTCGTGTCCTTTCTCGATCAATGGAGTAAGCCTCTGACATGTGGATTCAAAAGTGGTGTCGGATAACAATCCTTTCTTATAATCACTCTCTGCCTTGCTGAATTCTTTTTCTTCCTTGCTGACATCCGGTAACTCCTCGTTCAGATCCAAATATAAAGAGCTGCTCACAGATTTGGTCTCGCACATATCTTCAAATGCGATATCTTCTCTGCTGAACAGCTTCTTAAACACATATGGAATCTGGAACTGAGTACCGGTTGCCGTCCATTTTCCGCCTTTCTTTTTGTTGTCGCCAGGGACGTAACCATACATTTTCTGGCATTCTTCTGCCGATTTATACTTAGCGATATATACGGCATCATTGACCAAACACATGCGATCGTACGTAGCCTCGTGTTCAAATGTGTATCCATATCTCTCACCAAAGTCCATAACAAACTGAATGATCTCCGGCGTTGCGTCTGGGATCTTAATAGAGTCTGTCTTAATATGAGCAACCTGGAATCCACGCTTAAGAACCTCATTCTTAAGGTCAATCATGAATAACGCTCCACGTTTCGCCACAATGTTATCGATGTTTCTCGGATCACGGAACGGATTATCAAAGGATGCAGATGTAAGACCGTATACGGAATTGATAGCTGTCTTCAGTGCATTGGCAAGATCCTTTGATGTCATCTCACCATCGATAACTCTCTGAATATACGGAGTAAGCTTGCCATCCAGCATGGTATTAACAATATCCCAAGCCTCATGTTTAATGCTTACACGACCTTCAACAATATCGCGGAATGCCTTCGTAAATCTCGGTCCAAACAGAACCTCAGCAATCGCACTATGCGGATGCATTGAAGAAATATCCAGAAGTGCTGCATTTCCATACATTCCTGGAACGCCCTGTGCAAATCCACCCTCGCCTACTTCTTCTCCACGATATGTAGATTTTCCATGGTCGAATACATACCCAGGGAAATATGGAAGAATGCTGTGAGCTTCGAATGGAACTTCGTCCTTGTCGTTGTACTTCCAACCGTAGTGAGGCTCTTCCATCATCTTCGGGCAGGCTTCTTTAAGGAAATCCATACTCTCCTTATCCAGCGACTCTACCGGTTCTGCCAGATTTCTGTAATGGAACTCTGACTGGGGTTTCCGGTTGTTTCCAAATATAATTCTGGTTGTAAGTGAGTTCGTTGTATCATTAACAGTCATCTCTGCTAAATCTGCCAGAATCTGTCGCGCCGTCCAGTCAGCTTCAAGATAATTAAAGGCCGCCTCAGTAGCAATAACATCGTTATCACAATACTCAGCGACCTTAATCCAAAGCTCTTCCGGAACCGGTTGATCCCACGGAAGACCAAGCTCCTGGTGATGCGTTCCCGCCTTGATGATTCTTATTTTTTCGTCGGAGAATCCTTTTTTCTTGAGATCGTCATCGGTGAGGTTTCCCATCTCGATTTCCAATTTCTTAAGACTCTTCTTATTACCAGCCGAAGCAAAATCATACACATCCGTATAGGATACGTTGTACGCTTCTCCAAAGAAACAGTTCGGACTTCCGTTAATGATTTTCTGCGAAAGGTTATAGAGCTGTTCGTTTGTATAACCCATCAACCTTGCATACAGAATATGGTTATCATATCTCCGACAGTTGAAGCCAACCAGTCTGAACCGCATCAGCTCCTCGATCTCACTCGGAGACGGGTTAATCATTCTTACAACAGGCTTTCCCTCGCCCTCGATTTTCCAGTTTACAATGAATAAGTTTGGGAAAACCTCAATATCATAGAATACAAGCTTCGCATCATCGTTTTTCACCGCTGTGGACGGATCTGCGGATTTAAACTGCATTTTGTTGACCAACTTAATACAGTAATCTGCCTGATGAGTGCTGTTTGCTGCAAATGCTAATACTGCATTGCGCATGTCTGTGACATCGTACTTCAAATCACTTCCATACGCATCTTCCAGTATCTTGTAGATAAAATCGATACTGGGCTTAGTTCCCGGATGTATCTCTTTATTAAGATTCCGTTTGATCAGTGTTCTAAGCCCTTTCTCGCTCTTAATCGCTTCAAAATTTACCATTTTTTGTTCTCCTTTCAGCGGTAAACCGGAGCTAATTGTTGCGATAGGCAAATTATTACACTTTGACAGCATACGCCGTAAAGAACTTTTGCCCGTGAACACCTTAACTTCAATATGGTCGTCATACACTCTGCTAAGCTGTGTCGGATCGCCAGTATAAATATAATGAAGATGTATACCTTGTCCTGATTTACTAAGCTCAGCATAGGTCGGCGGCCACTTACTTGCTTCTGCTAAATTCTTTTCAAATGACTTATTTCCAGATTCGTCCGGAATATCAAAGTCAATTACAATATGATTCTCCGGAATCTTCACATAATGAAGTTTTTTCGTATCAATTTCAGATAATTTTGTGTGAACAGAATCCCATTTTTTCTGAGGTGTTTCGTTTTCCGAAGCATACTGCGCAGGGCATTCCGAACACACATCATCAAATATAGATTCAGTGCTATCGAATTGGATTAGTGCCGGTTTGACTACTTCCGCCTTTTCCTCTACAGTTTCTTCTTCAAATTTTTCTGTCCTGAACCCAATGTAATAGCTTCTAACACGAGTCCCATCATCAAGATTGAAGCGTTCCTGAAAATCATGAAAATAGTTTTTAAGTTCCTCTTTGAATACCCTCTGCGAAAACGGGAACCCGACCTTGGCATCGTCACAATAGGTTTTGTACATCTCCCATGCGGCTTTCAGAGTTGTCCCGTTTTCTTTCTTAAACACATGGTACGAATCGATAATGAAGTTATAGAAATCATTAGATGCACCAAGCATCGTAATCGGAATATAATCGTCATAACGACCAGGATTGTTCAAATATACCTCCTGGCAGTGGTAGGCGATAGCTCCCAATTCAAATTCAACTTGCTTCACAATCGTTTTGTACTCTTTTGGATTCAGCTTATTTCCAGACGGCGATACATCGATCAATCGTCGAATCAGGCCAGACTTTGCATCTGTAATCTTGACCGGCTTATTTGTTCCCATAAACAGGAAACATTTAAACCGGTTTGAGTATGTAGACTTGAATTTTTCATTCACAGTCATCAGCTCATGAGATACCAAACTGTTCAATCTGGTGTTGTCCTCAATTCTCGATAAATCGCCATCGTGCTGAATGGCGACCAGAGGGTTTGTTTTAAATGCTTCCAATGCAAACGAATTGCTGGAAGATCCAAGTGCTTTTGCGTCAAATACAGAATAGTATCCGTCGAAAAGCTGCTGAATAATGTTAAGAACTGTGGATTTACCTGTTCCAGCAGCTCCGTATAAAACCATAAATTTTTGCAGTTTTTTGGATTCTCCAGATACGATTGACCCTATAGCCCACTCAATTTTTGTCCGCTCTTCTTCCGAATATAAAGTAGACATCAATTTCTCATAGGCAGACAAATCGCCAGCTTCAAGCGGATAATTCAACTTTTTGCTGGCGTAGTCTTTTTTATTAGTTTCTGTATTGGAAAATATAAGTTTGTCGTCCAACGTATGAAAGCTGTCCCTCATCTGTTTTTGACAATACTTATGCCATGAGTCGATCATACCCGACTCGGCATCCCACATATGCAGGACTTTAATATCGGAGTTAAAACGCTGGCGGTTCTCCTCAGCATATCTATCCAGTTCGCGATCAATGAGCTGCAAGGCATCTTGCTCGTCCGTAGACCATAAACCACGTTCCTCAATCCAGATAGCATAGAAATCACCACCTCGAATCATTAGATCGGTGCTTTTTTTAATAATGAACTTTGGATAGATTTCTATTACTCCACGTTTCGTTGAACGTGTTGAAATCACCATAAAGTCGATCATCGCATTTTTTACTCTCCTTCCGGACGCTTAAGTTCCTCGATTTCCTTTTCCAACTTTCTGATACGCAGTGCCTGGTCTTTCTGCTCGATTTTCATAATAACCAAGTTTGCAGTTGTCAGAGCGGCAAAGATTGTAAGCTGCTTATTAAAACTCCGCTGTTTACCGACTGCTCTTGTAACAACGTCCAATCTTTTCTCAGATGACCGTAAGCTGCTAAAAATATAAGTAAGCATTTCACCCATTACTTCTTACCTCCTCTTAATCCATTCATGAAGCTTTCAACAGTCTCAAACCGCCAATTCCCTTCATTGTTGAATGTAAATATAAATTCATGATGGTTCTTCTGACGGATACGAATACTGTTCTTTCCGTTCTGGAACCAGGTTTCTACCTTATCCCCAGCGTACTGAGGAAAATATAACTCGAACCACTTGTATACATCACTATGGTTCATAACGCCCTCCTATCTGATATTGTCAAGATACCAGTTAGCCTGATACCAAATCTCAATATCTCTCATATCATATCTGCAATGCTCGATTGTGAATAAACCACCCTTGCCATCCCGTCCGTAGTCACGATTCAGGAATCGCCGAATAACATCGATGGCATGAGCCTTGTCGAATTTGGAATCGTCCATAGAACCCAACCCAAGGCTCACTATCATATCCCAAAACCACTGGCCTGTCCGATTACCGATGTCCGGATCATCCATGATGTGCTCTTCTAAGCGTATAGCAAGGGCAATAATCATTTCTAAAACACTGCACGGACGATTATCCAAATAACTTGCAATCATACTATCCCGGTATCCCTGCTCGTTTCCGAATCTATATCGAAGATCGATTCCATCATCATAGCGGTTGCTATCAAGAGCAATCGTGTATGTAAAATCCGTATCATGAAGCAGATATAAAAGCTTACGATACGATAATCCTCGTGAATACTCATCGTCGCATACGAGCTGGTACATCCAGTCAAAATATGCATTGTTCAGCTCATCCCGTGTCATCATACCTCCATCTGATGCGGCATATCTTCAGCTACTGCAGAATAGGTTCTCTGATCAAGGAGAATTTCATAGTCGCACTTTCTGGCGTCGTTACGGACAAAGACAGAATCGTCCTCATACTCTCCAAAATGATTCAAAGAATCAATTCCAACAGCATCTTCCACATCCTCGATTACTTCATCATTTTCATCAGCCAGCACACCGTCCGCATAGTAGGTAAGACTGATCTGCTCATACTCTTCATCGTCGCCAAACTGCTCCGGCGGAATCACATACGGACCGGCTTCAGAAACAGGTTTTTCTTCCTCATCCTCGCCGAAATCAGAATATCTGGTGTATCCCTCTTTTTCCAACCGCCTTGCATACTCTTTAAGATCTGGTTTTTCTTTATCAGAATCTTTAATACCTTCTGCAACAGTTTTCTTTACAGACTGATCTTTTAACTCCTGCTCGCGTCTTAAGAAAACCTCTTTTACAGAGTCGATTTCTTCCTGAGCGAGTGCTTCATATTTATCCTTGAGCAGATACCACGTCGCTACTGATCCAGTTGCAGCACCGATGATAAATGCCAAAGAAAGCAGAGCTTTGTTACTCATCTTCATCCTCCTCGTTTTGAATAGTCATAACGGTGAGAGCAAGCCCACCAAAAAGTAAAGAGGCACTCAACAAAATGCCTCCTGTGATGTGTCTTTTTCTTTTAGTATCCAGTATGTAATCCATCATGGATATAAAGTTTCCAATGCCATCCATCAGTGATGCTCCTTTCCGCCCATAAGAACGGCCAGACCACTAACAAAGCAAATACCAGCAAATGCTGAAAATGTTAATCCCATAAAACCTGTCATAATTCGAGACTCCTTTCTATTCATAGCTTGAAAAATAATGGTTACCTACTTGAAACATTGGCGTTCCGTATTTTCCATATCCGCCAGCCGTGAAGAATATCGTATCCACATTAGTTCTGGATTGCAGCTCCTCTTCAACCAGCTGGCAAATATCATCGTTCACAAAGCACTTATCAGCTCTCCCATTCCACATAGATGAAAATTGATTCGCTTGATATACGACGTCATACACTGTATCCGGGAAATATACGGAATCAACACGATTTAATATTGTGTCGATCACTAATCGCTTTCCTTCCTCGCATTCGCCCTCAGCTTCTGCCATAGTTACAAGAGCAATCAGCTCAATATCTTCCCGTGGCAATGGTGTGTCCTCCACATACTCTTCGATTTCAACTGCCGACACCGTTTCCTCTAAGGGTTGCTCAGAAATAATTACAATAGGATCAATAGGTTCAGCTTTTAAAGTCGGCTGTATTTCAATGTATTCATACTGGTTTACCTGTTCTGCTGAGCAAACAAAACCTGTACAAATAATCGCAAATACGCAAAGAGTAGGAAGGACCACCATACGAATATAATTTCGCATATGTATCCTCCTCACAAAATTAGATCAGATCAAGAATCGGTCCGTCCACATTGAATTCCATCAGAATGGCTTTCTCGTAACCACCATCCTCAGTTTCACGGTTGGTCTCCAGAATGCCGAAATCAACGAAGTTGTCTCCATTTTCATTTCCTTCCGGTTTATAAATCCAACCAACAGTCTGGCTCATCTTAGTGCGCTTAATGCCAAGCTGATCGTATACATCGCTGAGGAATAAATATCCATTAGCTTTGAGCTTGTCATTTGCCAGATTCTGCTGAGAACGCAGATACATAAGGTTATAATCCATATTGGATTCATACGCCTCACAAGTATCGTCAAAGAAACGGGCATAATCGTTCGTAGAAGGTGCAGCCACATCTACGGTAGACTTTACCTTTTTCTCTTTGCCGCTGTCCGGATCAGTTACAGTTTCCTCAAATTTCTTTGCCTTGATGTTGTAGCGAAGCTCTTTATCGACTTCTGCACCAAAGCGTTCAACAACTCGATTTCTGTATTCTTTGAAAGTCTTATCCACAGTAGCATACGCCGCTGCCAGTGCTACGTTTCTTTTCTTGAGAATATTGTGAGATGCAACGATACTTGCGATGGATAAAGTTCCAAGCGCTACGGAGGGAGCATAAAGTTTAGCGACTTTTACCCCCGCCTGCACATAGACGATAGCCAGATCCTTTTTTGCGTCGTCCTTAGAATACTCATCCGCCAGCTCCTCATTTTCTGCACATTTATGAATGGCATCGATATCTTTCTTTGACTTCTCCAATACGTTGTCTAGCTTAGTAGTTGCATGGCAAGCCATGACGGCACTTGCAACAGTACCGACAACACCAGCCACTACCAGAATCTCCGGGCTATGTTTCTTAAGTTTCACACTTACTTTACCGAAAGTCGTGGAAACGTTCTTCATGATTTCTTCTTTCTTCATATCAGTTATTCTCCTTTTCCATTTTCTCTAAATGATCAATTAAATGCTGCGTGTACCACATGATTTTTTTCAAATCCTGGATGCCATTTTTATTCTTCCAGCGGCACGCATACTTGATAATATTACCTGTATCGGTTGCTTCGATGCCTTTTAAATCGAAAGTGAATGCCTCAATAACATCAATCACTTCCAAACCTGTTTCTGACTGATAATGGCTCGGATGAGACACCATTTTATCGTCTGATTCGTACATAAATATCCCTCCTAGTTCAACGGTAATGCCTTCGGAAGTTTGATCATGTATCCGTCTCTTACACGAATTACAGATGCGTTCCGAATATCGGTCCAACCGTACTTATTGTCTGTATAGTTGCCAGATACGCCAACCAGATCATAGAAATCAGCAACACTGACTAACTGGTATGTAGCAATAAGCTCGTCCATTCTTTCCAGAACATCTTCGGCCTCACCACGAGATTCCAGAATAATATCATCATAATCATATCCAGTTCGTGTTCTGGTTGTATGTCCGGAATCTCTTCGATCCCGATCATCATAATACTTACGATATGAAACCTTGGATGACGTTGACGATCTACCTCCTCTTGAACTTCCGCTAACACCAAGAAATGCCCTAACAGCATCCAAGATAATATCCTTTACCGCCGGAACCACAATGTCCTCGAAAATATAACTTTTTACATCATCTACATCTTCAGGAACAAACACGTTCGTAATCTTCTGAAGACCATTCTTTTTCTTCGATTTGACAGAACCGCTGACAACCTTCTCCACTCTCTTCTCCGGAATATCATCATTCTGGTTCTGTCGTGATTTATGGGAATTGGATTTGTATTCCTCCATCTCTAAATCTCCTTTCAATTAACCGTTATCACTTTTCCAGGGAGGGTTATCCTCGTACTTGGAATACGGTTTGTTTTCTTTTTAAACTGATACGCCAGATTACTCCTGGCTTTCTTTTCGGATGCCGCGTATGTAGAACCCTGCCATCTATTCGCAACGCAGGTATCAAACTCCATAACCGGTCCATCATACATATACTGATTCATAAGACACCTCCCTTAAAAAGCAAAAGGGAAAGCACCCTGTTATAGGTACTCTCCCTCTGTCTGAATCATCGCTTCAATTCTTATTCAGAATCTTCTTCGGTCTCTTCATCGAGATCTACAACCTCTCCGTCGACGATATCGTCCTTCGACTGAGATACAACCGCCTTACGATTCTCACGCCAGCTCTTGAATTTTGCTGCTGCCGGAACAGCTATAAATTTGTAGGTTAATGCACCCGCGATCATAGCCAATCCGATAGTCGTCGCTTTCTTCATACCGCCGTTAGAAGCCGCTTTCACGATCTCCTCAGTAGTTGTTTCGATAACCTCTTCGTTGTTGTTCATGATTTCGTTGTTCTCCATAATATGTTCTCCTTTCAGATTTGAAATATGTGGTTCTTCCATAATAGTGTTTGTAAATTCTGCGAACCTTACATTAAGTTGCGGAAGTCGTATCTTGGACCATAGCCATAGTCGATAACCAGACAAGGGGTTCCGTCCGTAGCAAGCTGAGAACTGAATCTCAGATCGATATATCCATTATCAATATTCCAGCCAAGATCATCACCAAGCTTAATAGGCTCTAATCCAACCTCATAATAGAAATCATTAAGTGAAATATACATTTCATCTCGCATTTGACGATTTAATTCATTCTCAGCCTTTTTCAATTTGTCGATGTCCGACTTAAAATATCTTCCGGATACAGCATCGAAACATAAAGTATCACCTTTTGCTGTGACGATGACCTCTTTGTTTTCAACAGGATTTTTCTCAAGACGTTCCTTAGCAACAGCATCTCTTACAGTCTGCTCTTTCTTCTCGCCAATTGTTTCTACTACCTTTTTCTGATAATCTCTCAAGGTTGATTCAGAAATGGTATACGCTGCGGTCAGTGCTGCATTTCTTCTTGCATTAACAGAACTTGCCCCGATAAGACAAGCTACAGATACTGTTCCAGTAACTGCCGCAGGAATATAACATTTCCAAGCAGTTTTTACGACATCCATCGGTTCCAGTTTGTCTGCGTGCTGACGTCGCTTTTCCTCATCCAATAATTGGATTGCTTTAGGAGTAGCTCGTACTGCCATTACTGTAGTCGTCACCATCCCAGCAATTCCAACTCCTGTGAGGATTTCAGGACTATGCTTTACTGTAGCTGTTTTTACATTTCTACAGATCTTAGTCAAATTAGGTTTCTGCATTTTAGTCTATCCTCCATAAAATATAAACGGGGCACAAGGCCCCGCGATTTATCTAACCAACCAGAATTCCGGACGAACTCCAAATGAGCTCGAAGCGCCGTAGCAGAACGCATCGCCAAAGTAGTGCACATCGGCAAAGTTAGCCGAAGAAAATTCTTTCTTGGTAGCATTGCGGAGCCAGCCGAACTCACAATCGTTCTTGTAATAAGCAACTCGGTTTCGTCTCTGTTTCATAAGAGGAAGCTGCTCATCCCCGTCCGCTTCGATGTGATCTCGATCCCATTTATCGTCCCAGCCGCAAATCTCTCCGAGAGTCGGGATTGATAAACCGGTCATTCTCTGCTTAAGAATCGCAGGGAACATATTGTACAGCTCGGTATCGATCCACTTTTTCAGATCAGACTGAGAATATCCGCCAGCATTGCCGCCATCTTCATTCATCGGGCGTTTGGCAACATAATCGTCGAAAATGAATAATACCTTATCGTTCGTAACTTTCTGAACCGTTGCTGTAAAGTTTCCGAGCTTTCCTAAAGGAACCATCATTTTATCGCCAACTTTAATGTCTGCCGGAAGAATAGAATACGGATTATGTACCGTATCTCTAAATAAATTCAGAGTCGCCTCAACATCAGCTCTGCAATAGCGAACCGTATGGCCACCGTCAAATATTGATTCCAAATCAACAGTGTAAGCACCTTCTGATTTTACTTTTTCATCGAGGTCGATGTATTTTCTATACATTCTCTCTACAGTCGGAACGTCAACTCCTTTTTTAGTTAAGTTAATGATTTCTTCTCCTAATGTCGTCTCCATCCACGGAAATCTCCCACAATTTTTTGTTACGCTCATAGTACGTTCTCCTTTCAGAATATAAAATTTTTATTTGGTAACTACGAAATTAGCAGGTCGATAATCCACTCAAGCATGTCTTTCGCACAAGAAAAAACATAACTTGTTCGAGGATTCACACATGAATACGAATCGCACTCGTCTCGAAACGATTCAATCACGATCAGCGGTGGTATCTCCGGGTGTTTGCAGAGTCGTATTAACACTTCTCTTCCAGCCCATCTCATATAACTCGCCTGCTCAAAGTTATAGCCACGCTGAACCACAGGCATTGTTGCGATAGCATAACGGACAGTATAAATGGCTCTTTCAGTCGGTGATTCCATTTGTCTCCTCCAAAAGAAAAAGCGAAAGAGTCTTGTTAGGACTCCTCCGCTTCATCTTTGTCTCTCCGGGCAAGTGCTTCACTGACCTTTTCTTCAATTTTTTCGTCCATTTTCTGTTCGTTCACCCAATCGGTAATAAGGTTTACACCTACACCAATCACGGTTGCTGCTACTCCAATAGCCTTAATCCATTTACTTTTATTGTTCATAATGACACTCTCCTTTCATAATACAGCTTGTAATTTATGCGAATGGTTCATCATCCAATCTTGGCGTATATACAATATCCACCACATAAACCTCAAGACCGTCTTCCAGTACAGTTTTCCGATGGTTGAAATCTATCCAGCTGATTCCATCTTCATAAAACCAGCTTAAATAATCGCCGCCATCTATGGGTTCAATTCCAAGGAAATTATAGAAGTCGTTTACGCAAACATCGCCACCAAGACTCCAATTCCGATTCAAGTGATACTCAGCTTCTAACACCTGCGCAATCGTACTCTCGAAATATCTCCTTGAAAAAGTGTCATAAAATAGGCGCGCATCATCCGGATTTCGCTCGTCAAAAGACAGCGAGGTTGATTCGCAAATGCCGTCGGCTGTAATATACACATCCTTAGCCTTTTCCGCTGCGATAGCATCAATTATCTTCTGGTGAGCCTCTTCGCCGTACAATTCCTTCAGCTTATCCTTATAGTTGTTATAGGAATCATTCAGCAACGCATACGCACTTGTAAGTGCTGCCTGTTGGTGTTTACTCAACACATTGGCACCGAAAATACAGAATATCGTTGCCGTACCGCTGATTGCTGCCGGAATATAGCAGACCCATGCCGATTTAACAGCTTCAAGCTTGCTATAAGCCTCCGGATCACCATCATGATTTACCCTGCTGTCGGCTCTAATTTTACTCCTTTCGTTTTTATTTCATAGCATGTAATAAATCAAGGACATCTGTGGATATGCCCACTGCTACTGAAAACATAAAATTGTTATCCGGATTGATTTTTGAAAACTGATTCATCATTCGCCGGAAGTCACCAACAAATATGATGAAATCTTCAACCGATCCAGATTTCTTTGGATAAAGTCTACCGACGATGTATTTTTTCAGCTCATCAATAGCCCATACCGAATAGCTCGATTTTTCAAGCTCTTTCTTCCATTTCCAACCGAATGGAAACCACGCATCCATCTGATACGTATCGCATAACAATAAGTCAAGTTGTTCGATAGACATCCGTTCTCTCCTTTCTGCAAAAATAAAAGAGAAACAGGATGGACTCGAACCATCGACTTCGGGACTTTAATCGTCTCGCGCTCTCCCAACTGAGCTACTGTCTCTCATAATATGCCTTGTAAATTTTGCGAAGTAAAAGGAAAGAGGCGTTGTATGCGCCCCTCTCGATTATTTTAAACCGATGCTCTTTAAGATGTTTATCAGCTCATCTTTATCGAGTTCTGCATCTACATCTAGGTGAAGATGAGTCTTCCCATCGTTTATAGTAGTAATAGCCTCATTCAACTGAATATCAATGTCGTATCCTGTTTTCTTACGTATTACCATCTTTATTGCTTTGGAAATGATTCCCCTCGTGAATTTCGATACTATTCTCATTTCATCCATGCTCCTTTTACTCCTTTCAAAGCTTCGGTTTTTCATAAAAGGAACTGCAATTTTAGCGAAAAAGAAGAGACGTTGTTAGCGTCTCCGTCTCTTTTGGATATGTAACTCATAAACTCCTAAAGTCAATACAATAGTTGCTACTACTATACCTACGATGGCAACAATCATACCGACCGCGCTCCAAAATATCCATGCCACCAAAGCTCCGATAATACTAATCAGTAAAATCGAACTTGCCGTAGCGAAATACTTAAGAACGCCAATCGCATAATCAGTTACTTTTCTGATAGATACATAAGTTTCAATCATTTTTCTTTCTCCTTTATGTGAAATTATTTAGTTCCTTTTTCATAAAAGTCTTTGTAAAAAATGCGTTCAAATCTCACGTCTATCGAAACATGTTTCCCATCGTTGACGTTGTATTGGCTTCATTTTTAATGCCCACATGATTTGTCTGATGGTGACTGTTGGATATAATCCGTCCGTACACTCTCCGGATCGGCTGTCGAAATATTCCTTGAATTTGGGATGTAAATATAAAGAGTCCGTCAGCCACGAATCGACCTCTGTCCAATATGTACTTTTTGTATCCGCACTAAATCGTTGCTGAATCACTGCCAGACCTTTATCGCCTATCGTGAATAGTGTACAGCGATCATATACGGGATGATTGCAAATATAAAGTTCCCCATACATTGATAAATAGATGTTTGGTTTTTGGTAATGGTACCGCATTTCTGTCTCCTAATAGCAAAAAGAAAAGAGCCTTAGATTTCTCTAAGACCCTCTCCTACTTAGCTTATGTTTTTAATCGTCTGAATCTTCCTCGGAATCATCATTTGCAATGCCCAATACTTCGTCTCTAGTTGGGTATAAGTTCTCATATTCTTCATCACCTTCGCGGCCGTAATCGACCAAATCTATACCGTGGCCGCAGTGGGGACACACCAGTGTATCTTCCCACTCGTCCTCGAACTCCATCAAATGCCCACACTCATGACAGATATACTCT